TGTCGATCAGAAGGTTCTCGACATGCTCGCGCAGAAGGCCGAGAGCGATGCGGACATGAAGCTCATCCTCGCCAGCGTGGTCCAGCTCCTCGCGCGACAGACTCCGGCGGAGCCCCTCCCAGGCAAGCCGGTGCGCGAGGCGGTTCTCGAGGAAGAGGACGCGCCGGCCAAGGCAAAGAAGAGCAAGGCCACTCCCGCCGACGCCAACAACACCGACCGCGCAGCCCTCGCAGCGCTCGAGTCTCTGCCCGTCGTGAAGTAGAAGGTCCATCGGGATCAACGAAGAGCCCCCGGCCGCAAGGACCGGGGGCTAGTCGCGTGCAGCGGTAGGTTCGTTAGCCGATGATCTCGACGGTCATGGCGTCGAGGCGGGCGACGTTGTTCGCGTTCGTCACGCTCCACGTGCCGACGAGGTCGAGCAGGTTGTCGACGGTCGTGTCGACCGTCACGCTCGCGGTGCCCACGACCTCGGCGCCAGCCACGTACCCGCCCGCCGCGGCGAACAGATGCTCGCTCGTCGCACGCACGGCACCGGAGGCCCCGGTGCTACGCACGAGGATGTCGGCGCGAAGGTGGAACACGTCGCTGGTCGCCGGGTCACGCGCGGTGATCGTGGTGATGGTCGTCGACCCGAGCTTCAGCACGACGCCGAAGGTGTCCGTGCTGTTCTGCCCGACGATGGTCCCGAGGGCCATGACCCGGATGTGCGTGCCCGCGGTCAGCGCGCCGGCCGGGATGCTGACGCTACCGAACGAGGTCGCCACGGTCGTGTTCTGCACCGTCGCGCTCTGCACGGCGTAGATCTGCCCGCCGACCTTCGCCGCGGGGTGCGTGCTCAGTGCGCGCTTCGTGGTGATGACGCCGGTCACGGCGGCGTCGTGGTCGAGGGAGCGGGACTGCATGAACTCGGGAAGCTTGCTCATTTTGACTCCTACGGGGCGGGTGCGCGCTGAGGATAGCACACCCCACCCATCAGAGCGCGTCAACCATCTCGATGCGCCGACCGATCCAGCGCATGACGTTCACGGCCATGCTGTTGCCGAGCGCACGGTACCGCGGACCATCGGCACACTCGCTGGCCGGCTTGCGCTTCCATGGGATGGCGGTCCATCCATCGGGGAACCCTTGCAGCCGCTCGCACTCGGTGGGAGTGAGGCGACGGACGGACATACCAGACGAAACGATGGGCGTGCCGGGGTCCGTGTCGAGCGGGCCTGTCTTGTCGCCGTACACGCACACGTCCGTCTGACGTGCGTCGAAGGCCACCGCATGCGCATGAGCTCCCGCTGCGAGTGGGTGGCATGGGTCGCCCGGCTTCGGCACGCTGCGGTTCGCCGGATGGGTGATCTGCGTGGTGTCGAAAGCCACCGGCAGGATGCGCCCTGTGTAGGCGTCCTGTCCGTTCAGTCCTCCACCGTGGTGGGCACCGTCGCTGAGCGTGCCGCAGACTTCAAAGCCGCCAGCAGCAGAGGCGGCAGAGCCTTTCCTCGTCTCTCGGCGCGGCGGAGAATCCCGACGCATGCCTTCGGGCTCAAATAGAACCGCGCCGGCACGTCCCGACTGTCCTCCAGCACATGCGACAACGAACACACGCTTCCGTCGCTGGGGGACGGCACGAGGGTATCCGTCCACTCGCACATACTGCGCGTCCAGGACTCGGTAGGCCCACCCATACCCGAGTTCGCCCAGCGCCCCGAGGAAGGCTCCAAAAGCCCGGCCAGCATCTTGCGACAGAACGCCGGGGACGTTTTCCCAGACGATCCACCGTGGCTGAAGTGCCTTCGCCAGTCGGACGAACTCCAGCGTGAGGCCACCTCGAGGGTCGGCAAACCCACTGCGGAGTCCAGCGACGGAGAATGCCTGGCATGGGGTTCCACCGACGAGGAGGTCGACGGCAGCAGCTCGAATAGGGTGATCTGGTTCGGAGAGACGAGTAAAGTCTCCGTAGTTCGGGACATGCGGGTATCGCTCCTTCAGAACAGCAGAGGGGAACGCTTCGATCTCGCAGAACGCCGCGGGCTCCCACCCGAGCGGGTGCCACGCGACGGATGCGGCTTCAATGCCGGAGCAGACGGACAGGTACCTCACGCCGCCGCCTCTCGCCGCCGCTTCGGCCGCGCGCCCCTCTGCCGCCCGACCATGTACGGCAGGTCCATCTTCTTCGCCCACTCTTTCACTGCACACTGAAGAGTCTTGCGGTCCATGGGGCTACGCGTCTCCTCGGCGATCTCGTCCCAGGTGAACGCACCCGTGTTCCAGAGCGCGAGGTGCTCGTTGTATTCGCTCCGCATCCGGTAGCGCGTGGGTGGGCATCCCCAAGCGACGAGGATGTCGCGCATGGTCGAGGTCCGCATCCTCTCCCGGCGCGCCATACACTCGAGGGTCACACCGTCCATGCGTTCCATGATCCAGAGCATGACGAGGACGGGGTCGTGATTGGTTGGCGGCATCAGATCACCTCGTGAGCGAAGAGAGGGCCGAGCGTGAAGCGAATGCGCGCCCGCGCGATCTCGGCGTACTCGGGCGAGAGCTCGCACCCGACGAAGCGCATCCCCTCGAGCATCGCGGCGCGGCCGGTGGATCCCGACCCGGTGAATGGGTCCAGCACGAGGCCGCCGGGTGGCGTGACCATCCGCACGAGGTAGCGCATGAGGTCGGTGGGCTTGACGGTCGGGTGCACGTTCCTCCTCGGAGCCGTCCTCCATCGTTCGGAGAGAGGATCAAGAGATCCTTCACGGTCGGCACCGGCCAAGCCGGCACGTCGGCCTAACGGCATGTCCCCGATCATCTCGTCGCGGTCCTCTCCACTCGCCTTCGCCGTATAGAAGTACCGCGCGGCATCGCGGAGGCCCTCGGTCGCCTCGTCGCTGCCATCGTGGAGGACGTTGGCGGGCCAGCGGCCTGCTGTCGTGTCGTATGGTTCGACTCCAGCGAATGCACCGATGCTTTCTGACTTCGGCCGTCCCTTGTCGCCCGCCATGCGGCGCACCTCGCCACCACCGACCCTACACCCATCCACATTGATCGCCCCCGCCCCGTACCGCAGCACGTTCGCCGCGACGGTCCCGGCCAGCGGCTTACGCGCCATGCAGATCGGCTCATGCGCTGGCTTTAGGGCCGTGCCCCAACCGGACCAGCGTCGGGCGGCGTCGGTGGCGGGGGCGGTGGTGATGCGAACGTCTGGCGCGCCTCCAAGGCCAGATAGCGCACCCTTACCGCCGAGAGTCCCCTGCAATCCGGTAGCCCATGAGGACAGCACCTCCCGCTCCGCACCCGCCGCCTTATCGATAGCCTTCGACACGTCGTGCGACTTCGGGAACCCCGAACCATAGATCCACATGATCTGATCGCGCACGTCGAACCCGGCGTCCTCGATGGCGCACGCCATGCGGTGATAGGTCCGCGACCCCGAGAAGGCGAGCATATGCCCGCCCGGCTTCAACACGCGCAGGGCCTGACGCCAGACCTCAAGGTCATAGGCGATCCCGCTCGCGTCCCACTTCCGACCCATGAAGCCGAGCTCATACGGCGGGTCGCACACCACGGCGTCCACGCTCTCGGCTTCGAGCGTCGCCATGCTCTCGCGGCAGTCGCCGACCATGATGCGGGCGCGGCTCACGGCTGCCCCTCGCGCACCATGGTCCGCAGGTCCTCGACCTCACATTCGACCGTGAACCATATGTGTCCGTCCGGACAAGTGCGGCGGCGCATCACAAGATCGGACGTGTACCAGCTGACCGCCTTGGACGCTCGCTTGATCTCGCCGACCCATGCGCGCGAGGCGCTCTGCGGGTGGCGCGTCTCCGTCACGCGGGATGCTTGCCCGCAGCGGGTGCAGTTCATGGCTCCTCCTTACGGCGGTGTTCGCCGCTTTCGATGTCAGCGGCGATGTTGCGGCGCACGTTGCAGTACGCGCAGAACCGATCCTCATGCCCAGGTGACCCGCATTCTGCACGCAGCCACGCCACCACGGCGGCGCGCTCCTTGTCTCGACCCATGTCATAGGCACGGGCTAGGTCGTCGTTGTCGAGGATGCGCTGCTCGCGCAGTTCGTCGAGCACGGAGAGCGGGTAGTACACTGTGGGCAGGTCGTCGTTCACAGCGTCACCTCCCGCAGCACCACGTCGACACGCGGGTCCTCGCCGGGCGCGACGAAGTAGGACCCGGCGTTGATGCTGACGATGCACCGGTCGTTGCTGACGACGCGCGCGATCTGCAGCGCGTCGAGCGTGATCTTCACGATGTTGTCGAGATCGTGCCGGGTAGCCGCCGGTAGGGTGTAGCCAGACATCTTCCACAGCTCGCGCGGGATGTAGGCCGGGCGCGTCTTCGGGCGCGGGTGATGCGCCGTCACGTCGACCTCCCA